TCAGCCCTTCGGCACCACGACCTCGGTTCGGCGGGGCCGTTCGCCATCTCTGCCCGGAACCAGCACGACGATGACGCACACCGCCTGCCCGCCCCTGTTGGCTTCGGAAGCTTTTGCCAGCGTTCCACCGTTCTGCGCGGCAACCTGCTGTCCGATCGAATAGCAATCGGCGGCGACAGCGGGCGGCGCGAGTAGTGCGCCGGCGCAAAACGCCAACATCGTCGACCGGATCGTGTTTCGAAACTTTTCCATGGTCGCCGTTCTAACCTGCCATGGCTGAACGTGAAATGAATGCTGAACGCATCGCGCATATCCCCCCAACAGGCATTTGCACACAAGAACCAAGCCTCGCCGGAGGCGCTACATGTCAATCCTAACCTATCCTGTCCTTTGCAGACAACCTGCCAAGAATGGCGATCAGGCCCGAGATTGCGCTTACGCCTTGTAGCAGCGTGTCGGTAAGCAGAGCGCCATGGGTTGCCTCGACAGGCAGACCGGCCACACCGGCCGCACCTGTCACGACCGTTATGATCGACGCCCATATGGTTCGGGAAAAATACCAGGGTTTGATCGCTTTCATTGGCTGTTCCTTTCACATGTCGGTTGATTCAAATGATGCTCAGGCGCGATACACCGGGCAGCCCCCACCCGGTCGGCCCGCCCGCCTGGCGCACCGTCAGACCGATGGTTTCAGGCAGCGTTGCGAAATCCGTGGCGATCAGGGCCTGCGCATACAGCCAGCCTTGCTCGGTCACCGTTTCGGTGCGCACGACCTGGCCGGTGGGATCGGCAATCTCGATACGATATTCTTCGCGCTCCTCGCCCACGGGAATATCGGGCGCTTCCCAGCTATCCGCGTCCAGCCGGCCACGGCGGATCCACGAAAGCCGCACATCGTCTCCCACGCGCTTCGCTTTCAGATGCACCGGAGAAAGCGGAACCTGTGACCGCAATCCACCGATATGCCGCTCCGTTATGAAGTGGAGATCGGAAACATCCATCGCCGTCGGGCCGACCTGCCAATTGAGTTCGAGGCCGACTTCCGCCGGTTGAAGGCCTGTCGGAACCACCGCTTCGTCGAGAATCACGAAATCGGAACCGGCAGGCGCGCCGGCCGCCATGGCGTCACCGGTACCCAACTGCCCCCGAAGCAGAAAAGACAGACGCCATGTTTGCGAAGCCACCTGCTCAGCCTGTCTGAACTGCATGACCTCCCAGGCGCCAGAAGCCGATTTGACCGCCGCCGAGTTGGCTCCATTGAGCATCTGAAGCAGGCTTACGCTTTGCACATCGGCGTCGAACAATTCGACCATGATCGAACTGCCATGTGCGAGCCGGCCTTCAAACCCCGGTGGCAATGGTTCAAGCAGGCGTCCCAATGAAGCGGGTCTTGGAACAAGCTGCCGATAAGCGAACCCCTCCCCTTCGGGAGAGGCAAATACTGTCTGGCTGCGCCAGGGCTTTTGCCAGACCGCAACACGAAACTGTTCCGTCGCGCCGGTTCCGCCAGCGCCTGCGGGCAAATCAAGGAACAATACATGTGGCTGGCCCGCGACGACGGATATCTGCGGCACGCCGGGAAGAACGGCTTCCCGCCATGGAGAAGGAACGGCGGCGTAAATCTGGCGCGCCTCCACCCTGCGCGTGACGCCATCCTCTATGCCGGTTACGAGATAATCCGACGGGAAATCGGAAAACGGCAATCGGACCACCGCGCCCGGCAAGATATCCGCGTTGGGCTGAGGCACGGCGAAAGAAACCGCCTCGCGCTGACGCCACACGCGCCTGAGCCAATCATCGAGCAGAGCCCCTGCTTGTCCTGCTTCCAGTACGCCGGGGAAATAGATGGCTTGCTGCCTGCTGCCGGTTACGCCGCCACGGGCGCGCCTGACCGTGGCGACCTGATAATCGTTCGCAGGATCGACAAAGCTGAGCAATGCTTCTACAGGCAATTCATGGTCAGCCTCGCGGACCGCCTCCAGCGTTGGCGCGCTGTCGTCAACGACAAGTTCATCGATGGAAAGCGCCGGCCTTTTCCCGGCGCCCGCGCGTTCGATGATCAGCTTTCCCCAGGCTTCATGCGCGCTCAGGTCGAACAGGTCCATCAGCGGCTCAAGTGCTGCCCGCGCTGTCGTCGGGTCGGCGATGACGTAGCCGCTCACGCAACCATCGACCTCACCGACAATTGCGTCATGATAGCCATGATCCCGCAGGATTGCGGCGACCAGTGCAGCTACGTCAGGATTGCTCAATCGCCCGTTCAGCCAATGGCCGCGGCTCCAGTGCTCGCCATCCGACCAAAGGTCGACACGCTGCGGAAACGCGGGGAACGGGCGCGCGTCCCAGGCCCACAGGTAGCTCCGCTCATGATCGACCATCCGACCGGCGTAGACAGGCGAGAGCGGATTTCCCGGCTCGTCAAAATCCCCGGAAGACGGATCCCAGTGCGACATGTGGGCCTCAAGAAACCGCATCTGCGCCAGATCGGATCGCCCCTTGTTCGAGAAGTAGGGAGTGGTGCTCTCGGCAGATTTCGGGTCCGGGAATGCATTCGGCTGGTTCGGCCCCTTGTCGACAGCGGGGCAGCCCAGTTCCGTAAACCAGATCGGCTTGCTCATGGGTGCCCAGGCGGTCGGCACAGGTTTCTCGACACCCCCCACACGGTCGTAGTGCGGACTGGACCACCAGGACAGGATGTCCTTGTAGCGGAAAACCCATGGTTTGTTGTGCGCGCCATCGGCGATCGGCTCCCGCGCACGCGCCTCTCTTGCCGCAGCATCGGGATAATACCAGTCAAAGCCCTCGCCGCTGGCGACGCCAGCCTGCAGGCCTCTCAAATCATAGGGACCGGCAAAGCCGTCAGGGTTGCCACCTGCGTAATCCGCGTCCCGCCAGTCCGACAGCGGCATGTAATTGTCGATCCCCACGGCGTCGATGGCGGGGTGCGCCCATAACGGATCGAGATGGAAGAAGACATCGCCCGAACCATCGGCCGGGTGGTGGCCGAAATATTCGCTCCAGTCTGCTCCATAGCTGATCCGCGTCGACGGACCGACCACCATGCGCACATCGGTTGCGAGCGCGCCAAGCTGTTCCACGAAGGGAAACGCGTCGGCCTGATCGCGAAGCGTCGTGAGACCGCGCAATTCACTGCCCAGCAGGAAGGCGTCGACCCCTCCTGCCCTTGCCGCGAGATGCGCATAATGGAGGATGAAACGCCTGTAGCCCCAGTCCGCTCCGCCACTGAACGAAATCGTGTCTCCGGAAGGGGAGAATTGGTTCCTCTGGGCCGAGCCGCAGAATGTGGCAACCTGCGCTCTCGACAGAGCCGTGCGGTCGGCCGAATCAAGCTGTAGTGGCCCCGGATGGCAGGTAATGCGCCCGCGCCATGGATAAGCTGGCTGGTTCGCCCCGCCATAGGGGTCCGGAAGCCCGTTGCCGGCGGGCACGTCCATCATGATGAAGGGATTGAGCGTAACCTCGAGGCCACGCGCCCTTATCTCGGCGATAGCCTCCATGACACTCCCGTCCGAGGGCGTTCCGCCATAGGCTGGCCCGTCGTCATGTTTCGAAACAGCGGGGGCGGCCTGTCGTGAAATTCCCGATACCCGCCACTCTTTCGAGAAGCCTCCATCGAGGCCGGTGGTCGTCATCGGCCTGATCCGGCACTGGCCGGCGCGCAGATCGTCGCCGAACCAGGCGACGACCAGCGCCACATGTTTCAGGTTCGGGCAGGTCTGCTGCAATTCGCCCAGCGAAGCCTGGATATCGGTGCCCGCAAACAACACATTGCGGTTCACATAGGCCTCTTCACCGGGCCGCTTGCGGCTTGTCACGGGTGTCGTGGAAAGCCCGTATTCCGTCGCGCCGGGGATCAGCGCAACCGCCCTTACGCCCGTGTGCACCTTGCCGACCGGGCGGATCACCTCAAATTGCAGTTGCGGAATACGATTGCCGAAAGGGCTCAGGTCCATCTGCTCGATGACCACGTAGGCCGAACCTCTGTAGGCGGGGGCGTTGCCCGTCCCCTGCCGCGCCTCGATCAACGGATCCGGCTGCTGGTCCTCGCCGCCGGTGTAGACACGGAACTCAAGCGTCTCGCGATCAATCTCCTGCCCGTCCGCCCAGATACGCCTGACGCCGGCGATTTCGCCCTCGCACAGCAGAAACGCGGCGTTGGCGAAATAGGAATATTCGGTGACCTTCGGTCCCGTCTTGCCCTGTCGCCGGGTAGAGCGGCGCTCCTCGAAACGCGTCGCCCATATCAGCGTCCCGCCCAATCTCGCCGTACCGTACAGGCGCGGTATGGATGCGCCTTCCTCGGCGCTGAACGGTCTTGCATTCGCCAGTCTCGGTCCCTCGATCCGCTGCGTGCCGCTGATCAGCGCGCGATCGATCGCATAGCCCGCCACCGCGCCAACCGCGGTCCCGATCGCACCGCCGAATGTTCCGAGGAAGCCGCCCAGATAGGCTCCGGCCGCCTGCAGCAGGATGGTCGCCATGAAACGCTCCGGCGTTGGTCAGTTGTCAGGAAAAGCGAAAACGCCGGCGATGCGCCGGCGCCATTGCGGAACAAGGAAGGATCGCACGACCCCGCCGCCGCCGTCATAGGCATGCACGAAGTGATCTTCTGCGACCGCAATGCCTGCGTGCCGCGCCGGCAGATGCGGCCTCCAGCGGAAGATCAGCAGCCGCCCGCGCAAAGGTGCGCCGGTATCGCAGGACTGGAAATGTCGACAAGCACCGGCAAGCAGCGCTTCCTTCGCATCGCTGCAACTCCAGTCTGGGGCGTAATCCTGCGGCGCAGGCAGTTCATTGTGGTAGAGCGCACGCCATACGCCCCGAACCAGTCCGAGGCAGTCGCATCCGACACCTTTGGCGCTCGCCTGGCGTCGATATGGCGTCCCGATCCATGACAGCGTTTCGATCACGACATTCTCGGCTTCCATCATGGCGTCACCGGGCCGCCGTCGAAGACGCCACCCTCGGAAACGTAGGCATAAGCCACGTCATTTCCGGGCAGATGCGGAAAGCCACGGAAGTTCAGCGAATTTGCGAATTTCGCCTTGCAGGTCGCAAATGAATGATCGCAACCGGCCACGATGGTGAAACCGTCTCCCGCGCCGATCACCGGTCCGGCGCCGACTTGCAGCGTCAGGACAGCAGATGCGCCGTCGCTTCGGTGATCCACCACCCTCTCGCTTCGTCCCTGCCGCGCCCCGCCTGTCCATGTCAGCGCGCCAAACGAAAACCAGCCGGTATCAATGCCTCCGAGCCCCGAAACACGGACCATATCCGGCCCCTCGATGGCGTCGACCATGCCCACGCCGTTGAAGGCAGGCTGGCCAAGATTGACCCCACAGCGCACGTCACCGACTTCGGCATCGCATTTGCGTGCTACATGGCGTCCATTGGGTTTGTCCAACTGATGCAGGAGACTTTCCAATTCGGCCAGGAAGCGCCCGTCCGTGCGCGTGATCTTGCCCACCGTCGCCTTGCCGATCAGCGCGTAGTCCTCGGGCTTTCGCCAGTTGACCAGAAACGTCTCGACCACCGCCCCATCATAGAGGCCCGCAGCGATGTCCTCATCGCTGATACTGTTCGATGACAACGCGCCTTCGACATCGACGGTGTCCACCGAAAGTCCCAGAGATTGCCGCGCCTCGCTGGCGCTCAGTCCGGTCTCCGGTTCGAACGTCATCCCGTCAACGGTCAGCTCGCGATCATGATCGGTGAAGCCGAACAAGATTCCGTCCCTGCGCGTCAGCCGCCAGCAATGGCAAACGCTGGTCACGTCCTGCCCGAAATGGTCGAGCAGTTCCTGCGGATAGGCGGTCATGGCTGCACCTCGATCAGGGGGATGGAAGGAATCTGGCCGGCCTTGAAGGCCCGAAGGCTCATCGACAGCCGATCCGTGTCGAACCGCACCGGCACGTCGAATTCATAGCCCGCCGTCACCGCCTGCCCGCCTCCGGGCGTCTTGCCCGAGGCGAACACCACCTCCCCGGTCGCCCCATTGAAGCTGAAATCCGCCGCCGGAATTTCCGTCCCGCCCACCGCGATCCGCAATGTGCCGGCCACCGGCTTTTCGATTGGCCGCCGATATGCGTCAGGGCCGTTGCCATAGGTCTTGACCAGCGCGAAACGATGCGTCGTGCCGTCGCCGGTTCCCAGTATCTGGTCCAGAGCCACAGGAGACGCGCCTGGCGGGCAGGATTTCATGTCGAACGGATCGCGGAAACGGAAGCCGTGCAGCGAACCGCGCCGGGCCTCGAAGAAAGCCAGCACCTCGTGCAGGTCTTCCAGCGAGCGCAGGCCGGTGCCGGCATCATAGTGCCGGCGCGAATGGGCGAAGCGTGCGTTGCGCTTTTCCCGGCCGGAAGTCAGCGCCACGATCTCGTTGCGCCGCTCCGGCCCGCCCGTCGCGCCAAAGGATACGGCGAGCGGAAACAGCACATCATGAAAGCTTGCGAGTTCGGACACGCATCACCTCAGAAGGTTCGTGTTCCGCGCGACACGGCACGCGCCAACATGCCAGTGATCTGCGCTTCAGATTTGCGGAAGGAGGCGGCGTCCTGTGCGCTCACGTTGAAGACGACATTGACCGGCGCGCTTCCCCCGCCGGCGGCGACACCGAGACTGCCGTCGGGACCGCGCTTCAGCGGCAGGATCGCCTCGCTGCCCGCCTCGCCCATCAGGCCGATCTGTCCGCCCATCGGGAAATAGGTCGGCGACGACACCACACCGCCGGATGCGAAGGGCACCACGCCGCCCTTGGCGAAGGGGAGCGCACCGCCCAAACCGCCGAGCAAACCCGAAAACAGCGATCCCGCCAGCGATTGCAGCGGCTTTAGCCCTTGCGAGAGAGCCATGCCGGCAAGATTGAGCGCTAGCTTGCGCAGCACGTCGTCCAGTTCCTTGCCGCCCACCACGGCCTGCTTCATGGCTCCGGCCAGATTGGCGCCGAAGCCGTCAGACAGTTTTTCCAGATTGGCGAGCGCCATCTGGAACGGCGCGACATCCGCCTTGATGGCCACGGTCATGTCTTGTGCCAAGATCAGCCTCCTGTGTCATTGATCGGGAAATGCACGCATCAGTTCCGTCAGTTCGGCCCGCGCCGGAGCGGCTTGCCGGGGCTGCGAAAACGGCCGTGCCGCGCGCTCGAACTCGATCGGCGTCATCGCCCAGAAATCCTTCGGGGAAAGCCGCAGCAGGCCAAGGCCGGTCGCCATCACCTCATCCCAGGGAAAGGCTGTCGTGCCCGCTGCGGCGCTCAAGGGCGTGGCGACTGCTCGCCCCCGGGGGAGCCCCCGAATGTCGTGATCAGCAGATCGCTCACGATAGCGGCGAATCCCGCCATGCCGCCCGGCGCGCTCATGCGCCCGATCTCCTCGTCGCTGATCGCCTCGCCCGCGCCGCGCAGCCCGGCCCCGATGACGCGGATCATGTCGAGCGCCGAAAGCTTGCCATTTGAAAAGCGCTCCACCAGCTTACCGAGGTCGTCGGCGGCGAATGCGGCTTCCAGTTCGGCCAGCGCACCCAACGTCAGGCACAGCCGGAAATGCCTGCCGTCCAGTTCCGCTGCGATTTCGCCGCGCCTGCGATTGGCGTTCATGGCGTCACCGCAAAGCTGATTGACCCGGCCGATTCCAGCGCCATCTCGAACGTGACCTCACCGTCATGCGCGCCGGTATATTCAAGCGAGGTGATCTGGAACGGTCCGGAAATCACCCCGAAATCCGGAACGCCGAGCTGCCAGCCGACGATGTCGCCGGCAAAGAAGCATTGCCGCATCAGCGCATCGGACTGCGCGTCCTTGAAAATCCCGGAGCCACTGACGGCCGCGCGCTGCACACCGCAGCCGGCCAGAAGTTCGCGCCAGCGCCCGGTCGAATCCGCGTCGGTCACGTCGACAGTCTCGCTGTTGAAGGCGATGCGCTTGGTGCGCAAGCCGGCGACGGTGACGAAGGCCCCCTGCCCATCGGAATCGATCTTGAGAAGAAGGTCCTTGCCCTTCTGTGCGACCATGTCGGTCTCCCTGATTGCAATGAAGTGGAAGGATCAGACGGCATCCTCGGTCACGGCGCGCATATGCAGCAGGCCGTGATGGACGGAAATGTCGTCATCGAAGATTACATCCGCGGATTCGAAGCGGAAATTCACCAGATGCTGGTTGTCGATCGTCAGCGGCGTTTCCAGCGCCGCCCTCACGGCGTCGACAATGGCGAAGGCTTCCTTCCTGCCCTTCGCCTTCGACCAGACATGAAGCGTCACCAGATGTTCGAGACCGCTTTCGGTCGAGGTGCTCCAGTCGAACACGCTCGTCCGGCCGAAAGTGACATAGGGAAACGCCGCATCGGTCGGCGCGCGGTCGAAAATGCGCCCGCCGCCCAGCAAGGCGACGAGCACCGCATTCCCCGTCAGCGTCTCGAACATGACCTTCTGCAAATCAGCGCAGGCTGCGGTCATCGCGTACCTCCTTCATCTGATCCGCGTTGCGTGCCTGCTCAGGCCTGCGAAATTCTATCTGCTCCACCAGTTCATGACCTTTCCAGCGCAGGGCGCGCAGCAACCCGTCGAGGGTCAGGGCGATGCTCACATTCATGGCGCGCCCTCCCTCGCCCGGCAGACCAGATAGCGGCCGGTTTCGTCAGGATCGTGCACGGTCACGATCTGGAAAATACGTCCGCCGCGGTGAAAGCGCATACCGCCGGCGACACCCTCACGCTTGCGCAGGGTGATGCGATGCGTCACCGTTTCCAAACTCCTGTCGGCGCCGAAGCGGCTTTCGGCCGCCAGCGGCTCGATATGCGCGAAAACGGTCGCCACCTCGCTCCACTGCTCGGAAAATCCGCCCATGCCGTCCGGCGCAGCCTCGACCTTTTCGAGCGCCAGCTCTGTGCGCAGCGCACCCGGATTGATGAAGGAGGCCAGCATTCAAAGCCTCCTTGTCCGGAACGGCGCGATCAGCCGGTCGTATCCGGCCGGATATCCGACCGGCTGATCCTTCGGGCCAAAGGCGGTGCGGAACTCATACCAATGCGCCACGAGAAGCAGCATCGCCCTGAACAACAGGTCGGGCACGTCAGTCCCCGCCTCGCCGAAGCCGGCCGCAAAATCGATCTCGATGCCGTTCATGGCCCGCAGGGCCGTCGGCGCAGCGCCGAAGGCGATGCGCGCCGGGCGCGAGATGGTATCGGCCCGATAGCTGGTCGGATCGACCAGCGATACCTCGCCGTCCCGTCCATAAGCCGTCACCGAGAGGATTTCGCGCACGGGGTGCAGCGGGATCGTCACCACGCCATTGCGCGGCCATGTGTCCAGCACCAGCCGCCAGCTTTGTTGGATGAGCGCCAGGCCAGCGGCCCGCTCCACCTCCTCGCGCGCCGCGCGAATGAGGCCCGAAAGCAATTCGTCCTCGCTGGAATGGTCAATGCGTAGATGCGCCTTCGCTTGCGCCAGCGTCACCGGCTCGGCGGATGGCTCCACGGTTCTGATCAGCGTCATGCAATCGCCTTATGATGGAGACAAAAAGCGGCCCCGGAGGAGGAATCCGGGGCCGCATCGGCAGGCTTGAGCAGCGTAAAGCGCCGCTTAAGAGACGCCGAACTTGACCAGCTTGATAGCGTCGAAATCCTGCACACCGCCGCCCACGCGCTTGGTGGTGTAGAACAGCACGTAGGGTTTGGCGGAGTAGGGATCGCGCAGGACGCGCACACCCGCCCGGTCGACCACCAGATAGCCGCGCCCGAAATCACCGAAGGCGATCGGCGTCGTATCGGTGGCGATGTCGGGCATGTCCTCGGCCTCCACCAACGGGAAGCCCATCAGCATGGCGTTCTGGCCGGGGCCGGCCGGCGGCTGCCAGATGTAGTTGCCGTCGCCGTCCTTCAGCTTGCGGATCGCGGCCTGCGTCTTGCGGTTCATCACCCAATGCGCGTTCTGGCGATATCCCGCCTTCAGCGCATAGACCGTGTCGATCAGGATGTCGGACTCGTCACTGGCCGGGAAATCGCCCGCCACGCCGGTCGCCTTGTAGCCCATGGAACCCCACGCCCAGGAATCCTCCTCCACCATCGTGTAGTCGAGAAAGCCCTTCGGCTTGTTCACGCCGTCGCCGGACACGAAGGCCGCCCCTTCCTGTTCGGCGAACGCGGCCTCCACCTCGGCCGAAATCCACTGGTCGAGATCGACGATGGAATCCTCCAGCAGCGTCGCGGTCGCAGCCGGCATGGCGTACAGTTCCATGGTCGGGAACTGCAACTCGGCCAGCATCGCCGTATTGGTCTGCGGGCGCGCCGCTGTCTCGGCCACCCAGCCGACCGCCGGGCCGTTCACCGCGAAGGGCTTCTTCAGTACGGCCGACGACACCTGACGCACTGAGGCGATGGCGCGGATCGGCGAGATGGCGGCAAGCCGCTTGCCGATTTCAACCTCCGTTTCCGGTGGCACCAGATAGCCGCCATCCTGCCCCGAACCGTAGGACATGGCCTTGGTGTCGAGCGCGCGCAGATGGCGGTCATCGCCGCTGCGCATATAGGCGTCGAAGGCCTGTTTGTGTTCGGAGGGCAGGATCGCCTGCTCCCGGTCCAGAACCGGCCGCGCCCGCTTCAGGGCCAGCTGATCGATAGCGCGCTTCTGTTCGTCGAGCGCCCGCGAGATGCGGTCCACCTTCTCGGTGGTGAGCACGTCAGCGTCCATCCGGCGCTCCATCTCGGCAAGCTTTCCGTCATTGCTTTCCCTGAAAGCCTCGAAGGTGGACATGAACTCGCCGAAGGCGTCCTTCAGGTCCAGATGATCACCGCTCATCGATTTGGTTTCGAGCGGCTGGGCAGGCTGCGATGCATTCATAGAGAACGTCCTTTCGGGTTGATGATGCTGATTGCGTGACGGATTTCTCTGGTGAGCTGACGCACACCGGCTTCGTCGTCGGCGGGTTGCTTGCGGCGCTCTGCCTTGACGGTCTCGACACGGGCCGCCGGCTGCATGGGAAAGGTCACGACCGAGATTTCCCACAGATCGGCCTCGATGATGTGGCGGACGCCGCTTGGCTGATGGCGTCGCGTGCGCACCGCCTTGAAGCCGATGGACAGCCCGTCCAGCGCGCCGCTGCGCAACAGCGCCAGCACTTCATCGGCACGCTGCACGCCCGGCGTAAGCCGGCCCCGCACGAACAGGCCGCGCCTGTCCTCCCGGATTTCGGTCCACACGCCGATCGGCTGCGCCGCATCATGCTGGTAGAGCATTCGGATGCCGGAGGCCTTTCGCCGGCGCAGCGACTTCGCGAATGTGCCCGGCTCGACCACATCCTTGCCGAGATCGACCATCCCGAACACGCTGGCATAACCGGCGAAAGTCCCGTTCGCCTCGATCCGGTCGACAATGAGGTTCGCGAATTTTCGTTCGAATCCGGGCGCGACAGGGTCAGCGTTCATGGCCGTTCCCCTCTTCGCTGTCACCGCGTGGACGATCGGGGCGATACTGTCCAAGAAGCTTCAGGACGAAGCCCAGCGCCCACCAGGCGCACAGGCTGGCCAGCGCCGATCCCATCAGCACCATCTCGGAGGAGCCGATTCGCTCCTCGATGCCGAGATCGGTCGCGACCTTCAAACCTGCCGTCCCGCCGAAAACAACGCCGCACATCACCCCGACGATGAAGCGCGACGCCGCCTCACGGCGTCCCTGGGGCAGGATATAGACAAGCGAGGCCGCCGATCCCGCGATCGCGCCAACGCCCTTGGCTGCCCACAGCCAGCTTCCCTGCGACATATCGGTCATGACCGGTCTCCTTCATCAGCGCGGCGCGGCTGATAGCCCACAGCCTCGCGTTTCTCGTCGTCGCTCAGGAAGGAAGCGGCTTCCAGACGCGTCCACAGCGCATCGCGGTCGCTGGTCAGGCCATCGACACGATCCGCGTCGTACCAGAGCCTCAGGCCCTCTCCGAAGGCCGGCCTCATCCAGGCCGACAGGTCCCTGGCCGTGCGCGCCAGCAGCGGCAGCACGGTCAACCGGTAGAAGGCGCGGTTCGCTTCCTGATAGTTTGCATAAGTGTTGTCGCCCGGAATGCCGAGCAGCATGGGCGGCACACCGAAGGCCAGCGCGATGTCGCGGCTGGCCGAATGCTTGGCCTCCACGAAATCCATGTCGCGCGGCGTCAGGCCCATCGCCTTCCAGTCGAGCCCGCCTTCCAGCAGAAGCGGCCGGCCGGCGCGGGTTGCGCCCGAATAGCCCTGTTCCAGTTCGGCTTTAAGCCGGTCGAACTGCTCGTCGGTCAGGTTGCCGCCTTCCTTCGGCGCATAAACCAGCGCGCCCGAAGGCCTGGCCGAATTGTCGAGCAGGGCCTTGTTCCAGCGCCCGGCAGCATTGTGCGTGTCGAGCGCCATCAGCGCGGCTTCCAGCGGCGGAAAGCCGTAGTGATCCTCCAGCGGATGAAAAAGCGTCAGATGCACCGCTCCGCCGGCATCGAGCGGCACCCTCCGTCTCGTGCTTCCTTCCCGGTGGTCCAGCGCCACGGGCCAGCCGGCTGCGTCCGTAACCACCGTCACCCGGTCGGGGCGCAGCAGATGCAGTTCGCGCGTCTGCGCACCGGCCTCGACAAGTTCGACATAGGCGTTTCCGGCAAGCAGCAGATGCCCATAGAGCGCCTCCAGAAAAGTCGCGCCCGCCTGCCGCTGGTTTGGCCGTTCCAGAAGATCGAGCAGCGGATGCGCTTCGATCTCGCTGCTGCCTTCGTAAAGAAGCCATGGGATGCTCGCGGCCGCCTCAGCGATCAGCCGCACCGCCCTATGTACGATCGGGTTGCGCATGAAGCCTTCGCGGGCCAGCGTCGCATAGTCGCGCCGCGACCAGTTCGCCTCGCCTTGCGCATGAAAGGCGATGAAGCCGGAACCCGCCGCTTCCTTGGTTTCCAGGCGCGCGCCGCCATCCCCCGCGCTTCGGGGCCAGGGCCATTTCCAAGCCATTGCAAATCCTGTCGTTTAAAGAAGATCGCGAATACGCGGGGCCGAACCCCGACCTGACGTCAATTCGGTGATCGCCCAGACCAGCGCATCCATGCGGTCGGGCGACCGGCCGCCGGGCAAACCGTCCGGGCCGAAATCGCACATTTCGTCTTCCAGTTCGGGAAAGCGGCCGGCATGGCGCACCCTGCCCTGCTGGTAGAGCGCGGCCACCGGCTCGGCCCGCAGCCATTTTCCACGGCTCGCCCGTACCGGCTTCACCGGAACGGCGGGGTCAACCGTGTGCAACACGGCCGTCGCCATCTCGCCTCCCTGATTGACCTCCACCACAAGACAATCCGCCTGAAGCCTGTGGAACAGGCCGATCGCCTTCTGCGCCCATTGCTGCGGTTTGGCCGCCCGCACGGTCTCGTCGGCCAGAACAACCGCGAAACCTTGCGCATCCAGCCCTGCCGCAACGATGCCGCAAGCATCCGAAGTGCGGCGCGAACTGGCCGGCGGGTCGACCGCCACCACGATCCGCTGCAACTCCGCCGCCACGGCGCTCGCCGCCGCCTGCTCCAGCATGGAGCGCGACCAGAGCGCGTCCTCGCGATCCTCGATCAGTTCGCCGCCCAGTTCCTGCCGCCCAAGCCGTGTGCCCGCATAGCGCCGCTCGATCGCCTCGATGAAACCCGGCGCGAGATTGGCGACATTCTCATGGGTGCCAAGCTTCGTCAGCATCATGGAAGGATCGGCCAACAGCCGCTTCATCAATGGTGTCGGGCGCGGCGTGGTGGTGATGAGCTGGCGTGGCCTTTCACCAAGCCTCAGGCCGAATTGCAGCATGTCATAAGTGGCCTCGGCATTCTTCCATTTGGCCAGCTCATCGCACCAGGCCGCAGCAAATTGCGGGCCTCGCAGACTTTCGGGGTCTTCGGAGGAAAACACCTGCGCCACCGCACCGCTTGGCCACAGAAGCCGCCGCCGGGACGCCTCATAGCGGGGCCGGTCGCCCCGGGCCACGCTGGCGATGCCTGAAGCGCCATCGATCATCACCTCACGCACGTCACCCAGCGTCTCGCCCACGAGAGCGATCAGCCCATGCCGGTTGCCGGGCCGTGCGAAAGGCGGCAATCCGCGCGCCAGCGCGATCACCCATTCAGCGCCGAGACGGGTCTTTCCCGAGCCGCGACCGCCCATCACCAGCCATCCAGCCGGATCGCGCCCGAGCTGAATCTGGTTGGCCCGCCCCCGGATGAGCCATTCATGCACCGCCTTGCGCGCCTCCTGCGGCCGCAGATTTTTCCTCAACCATTCGAGTTGCGAGTTCGCCCGCAAGCTCGACGATACGTTCCTCGATCCGTCGCAGCGTCTCGGCAAGGTCCTCATTATCCCTGATGTGGTTTTCCCTGGCGGCTTCTTCCGGCCGCATGATCTCGCCGATTTTCTCGAGCCCGCGGATCATCGCGATCAGCCCGTCGATGGCGCCCTTGTCGATATTACCGCCGTTTTCTGCTGCCTTTCCCAATTCCTCCACCTTGCCAAGGACCATGCCGGCCGCCTTGCGTATACGCGCCGAGACATCCAGCGGGCCGGCCTCGACCAGCTTCCAGCCTTCGTCCCGCGCCAGACGCCGAAGGGAAGCGACCGATCGTCCACTGGCCATCGCCAGTCGCTCGATCGTCGCATGCCCGCCTTCGGCCAGTATGCGCAACGCGTGCAAACGGGCCATCCGCCCTGCCGCAGCTTCCGGCAT